GAAACTCAGTGATTCTGCGCTGAGAGTGGTCAGGGTGCTGAACCTTTCGATGGATTGTAACGAAGCAGTCGGCTCGATTAACAAATTTGCCTCCACCTTCGGTGTCTTCTGCATACGGAGCTGTAGGTAATCCATCGTCTCCTTTGCGTCGTTGTGCCTCACTGAAGGCGTGCATATTGAGCCAAACTGCTACGTTGTTCGCCGTAGAGAACGTAAGGAACTCAGATGCAGCTTCGTAGTGATACTCGTGGCTACTCTTGTTTGTGGTGCCCATATCAAGCTTTAGGCTGTTGTAAGGATCTACAAAAACAGCGTCCACTTCTTGTTGGCGAAGAATCTTCTCAAGGAATACGATAATGTCTCCGTAACTGTACACCTGTTTGTTGCTAATGACTGTGAAGTGCTCGCTTACCCATTCATATGCCTTCTTGCGCTCCATATGGTTCATAGAAGTCACATTCTTGTTCATGGCAAACTGAATGAGAGTCTTCTTCAGAGCAGCTGTTCGATTCTCAGAGGAGTATACCACCCATTTCCATCCGTGACGAATAGCAGCGTTGACCATGAGGTACAGCACCATAGTAGTTTTACCTACGTTACTATGACCATTGATAATAGTGAACTCTTTCTTATACCGAAAGAACTCGTCCATATTGGAGTCGCCTGTGTTTAAGCCTACCTCTATGTTTCCATTAGCGTAGTCGTCAATCCATCGGAAGTCCTCGTCATCTGAGGATATGAATGACATATCTCCATCGTTGATAGCCATCTCACGACGCATCTTGTTCTCTTCGTCCATGGTCTCATGGATGGGGCGTAACTTGCCGTGCTCGATGCCGTCCTTGATAGTGCGAAGCGTTTGCACTTCGTCGTCTATATCACGCTTCATTATTTCCCTCGTAAGGATCCGAATAGCTTCGTCCTCTTCCGCTCTCCCAGCAGCTATCAAGCCTCCGCAAAACTTAGCAGCTCGCAATAGAGTGTTGTGCTTATCGCCGTCGTCGCACAATCTAATAAGACGTGAAGCGATATTCATTTTTTGGTAATCTGTGTAGACTCCTGCTTTGGATACAGCTACCTGAGACTCCGATTTCTCGGTTGCCATAGCTCCGAATACGGCGGAATCTTCGTTGACCACAATCTCTGGGTCATAAGATTCAAAACATGCGCGTGACTCGTTGATTCCTGATTCGTCTACTTCAAGATCGTACTGCTTGTGAAAGTACGTGCGTAGCGCACGGAAGTGGTCTCGGTGGCGTTCAGGATTACTTACCTTAACAAGCGCCTTAAGTCCGTCGCCACTCGGAGATACCCAGCAGCTATAGACATAAGGATCCGTGGATAGAATCGCCTTGGATGAAGCAACATCAACGTGATCGAAGTCGAGTACAATGAATTGGCTGTGACGCGCAAGAGCCTCGTCGTTACGTGCTTCAAATTCCCCTGAGAAGAGGACGATAGGTAGGGTTTTCTTAAACTCTTTGCTTCCATTGCGAATTGTTTCAACCTTGATGGCAGAGTCTCCGTTTTTTATTCTTTAAAAGCTTTCGCTATCGGCATGTGATAAGCCTCCTTCGAGTACAGAGTCTCGAACATTGTTACTCTCATAGTGATATTCGATTAATAAGTTTAAATAATGAATTGCTTTTTGAATGTCTTCTATTCCATTCTTGTGGTTGTGCCTGCATACGTACTTGATTACGTTTCCTTCAATGAACGGTATATCGTTAGCCACAATAAATTCAGTCGGCTGAATCTTCATACGCTTGTAGTGCTCACCACCTATCTGTTTATCGCTGTGTTTTTTTGACATCTACAGTTGTTCCTATTTGTTTGATGGTCTCGACCTTATTGATAATAATCGTTCGTTGCTTTGCTTTTGGGGTAAGCAACTCTTGATCGAGCCTGTACATAGTGTGCTCGTCATACTTCATGATGTCCTGTGGGTTATCATACGTGCTGACGATCCATACAGCCCTGGTCTGCGGGTTTTTATTCTTAATGAACGTAGCCGTGCCAGTCATGTAGTAGATTGGTTTGCCCATGACGCAAAGATAAAGGGAAAGAAAAGGGGTGGAGCCGAAGCCCACACCCCCTCGCTAACCTGTAAACCATATACTAGAACGGGACAGTCTCGCTATCCTGCGTCTTAGCCGATTCATTTCGACGCTCTTGCGCCGCTTCGCTGTTCGGATCCCACACGCTTAAGCATGCTTTGCCGTTCTTCGACATGAAGAGACGGAATCGAACGTTACCTCCTTGACCGTTAGCATCACGGGATGTGGTGTACTGGTCAATGCAGTCTTTCAACTCGTTGTCTTTGAGGCGGAAGCTCCACCCCATCAACTCGCCGTTGTCATTGTAGCTAGGCTCGTCTGCCCAACCTACGAGAACACTCTCGTACTTTTTGTTTTGATCACTCATAATATAAATGAATTAAGGATTAAAATAAATGCGTTTAAGAATAGAGCCCAGATTAATAAAGCTGAGGCTCCTTTGATTAATGTTTTAAAATGTTTAAACTTCATAGAGTAAGTAGTCTGTTTCTGGGTTTTGACCGTCCTCAAGGAACTTCCTGATTCGGTTAACACCCTCGTTAAACTTCATCTCTCCAGTGAACAGAGTTTCCTCAGAGCACTTAACGAGAGCGGGAAGATACGGATAAGTTTTCTCCTGTACAACCCAATAGAAATCTTTTATGCCAAATACTTTCGTGTAGATGTAGGCTTGAATGTCGTATGAGAAGTCGCGCACTGCATACCGAAACTTCTCGGCGCTACGCGCAGACTTACTGTCGCTGATGAACCCGTCACCAAGGCAGTCAAGGAACCCTTTGACCTGAACTCCGTTCAGCTCTTCGAGGAACCCTACCTGATAGTCGCCAGCAAGATACGTATCCAACAGCCCACATGTTGCCAGTCGGTCAATCATATCGTTAGCCATCTGCCAATCGGCGTGCGATACGATAGTCTTGCCTTCTTCGAGAGCTTCAGTTTCCATGGCTGATACTATCGCCTTGTACTCCGAAGTCATAGACGGCTTCTTCATGTTGCGAGCCTTGTCGGATAGCCGAGCCATAACCTCAGATTCAGACAGTACGACATACTTTTCAAACGCAAGCTCACGCTCAAACAACAGCATATCGTACAAGGTACCGAAGTCAAGCGCATCGGATTCATACTTCAGTTCCCCTTTCATGTAGCGGTCGAACTGAGCCATATCCCCCAGCGCTTGCTTAAGGGATGAGTAAGATAAGTGTGACTTACCGTACCGCTCTTGTAGTTTTTCAGATATAGTCATCTTCGTAAATTGAATTTCCTTCTTGGTCTACGTAGTCGTAAGTGTCTATCTCAGCCCAGGCAGTTGGTTCTCCAGGTGTGAGCCAAAACCCTTGACCTTTCATGTTTATGTGGTATTCAGCTATGTCGATATCACCCATGAAGTCTTTGTGCTTGATGAAGAACAACCCTGCAAATTCAGGGTTGCCCTCCGTTACCCAATGCTTGCGCATCTTTGATCTCAAGCAGTGAGCTCTGTATTGAGTCCACGCTTTAGGGTTTGTTAGCCTACGATCTAGCACTTTGTACTTAGCCATTACCGAACGAACTTTTGCAGTCCAGCAATCTGACCCGCAGTAAGAGAGTCCTCGTACTTAGCCATGATGTTCTCGAAAGCTTTCTTCTTGTTTGTCTGCGACTTGATGTAAGCGACAGCCTTGTCCATAATGTTTACGGGCGGCTCGGTATCGAAGACCTCTTGAACCTTCTTAATCTTTGCGGAGTTGTCGCTGTCTTCTTGCTTTGCGATTGCGTCTTGGACTTCATTAGCTGACGCAATAGACGTGTCGATTCCGATTCCAAGCATAGCAAGAGCTCGCCCGATTGCTGATGTTTCGCAATTCTCAACGTAGCTGGTCTTGTTGATGTTGGATGAACCTTGCACCTCGTGTGCATGTCCAGTGGCAATAACACGTCCAGTAGCATCTGCGATGGTTGTTTTACATACGCACTGCTCTGAGTCAAGTACGGTGAATTCGGACATGATTGTCCAGTCTTTGTATTGATCTTCCTGACGGAAGAACTTGATACGTTCGTTAACTTCGACATACTGCTTACCCCGAATGTTGGTTGTTTTGAATTTGTAATTACTCATTGTAATAAAGGATTTGAATTTTCAATTAGATTTCTTTCTAGTCGTTTTAGTCTGTTTATTTCTAGCCTGACGGTCTTAAGCTTTGCTTGACGTGATTTGTACCTGAGTGTCTTGCAGTGCTTCTTTGCGATCTCAAACATTTTCGCATAGCCCTTCCAATACACCATGTTAGCATCGTGCTTCTTGCAGTGATGCACTACGCTAGAGTGGTCCATATCGAACAGCTTACCGATAGCTGTGGTCGTAGTGTATTGGCGTAATGCCACCATCACGGCGGCTCGTGCTTGGACTTGTTCTTTCATTCTTGTTCTGCTGGGTGTTAATCCAAGCTCTAAATAGTATCCCGCTAATAGGGACTTCATTTCTGAATTCATGCAAATGTAGGTTTTAATTGTGATTAATGCAAGGAAAAGAGAGACTTTGTTTCTCATAGCTTTCTAACAGGCTAGTTACGGGCTCTCCCCGCACACCATACGTCTCTCCCCTGTCAGCGTTCTGACAAATCCTTTTCGTATTTTTTTAGCCGTTCGTAAAATTTTACATAGAACATTGACGATAGCGGAACTAAGCATAAGCCCTCGAACATCTTGCCAGTTTCTGAGCCAAGGGTGTCTTTATTCCTGGTGTAACCTGACCACTCCTCTACTATTTGTGCAGCGAGTTCAGAGAACTGAGACAGATACGACGATACGTCGCTGTTTAGCCAGTTGTCTATGTCGTTTTCCAGTATGTCTTCGCATACATAACTGTATGCTAGCTCTAAAGGCGGGTTTCTAGGTTCACCTTTTTGGAAGGCTACAACTTCGGATATGTGTTTAATCGCTTCTTCGTTAGTCATTGGTTTTTAATTGATTATCTTTGGTTAAGAAAGGGAGACAGCCAATGCCTGCTGCCCCCCTCTCCGTGATCGTATTGCTGTCTTTCCAGCTGTCAGTCTTTAACATCCATAGCCGCATGACGGGGACTTACGCATGACGCACGGCTTTGCCCTGACTGTGTGATAACCATCATGACACACAGGGTTTGAATTCGGGTGGATGCTCGGTAACTCCTCCGACAAGAGCTGAGGTACAATAGCGTCATACGCCCCTGATGCTTTTAGTACGGCACAGCATCTACAATCTCAAGATTGTATTTCTTGCTGTAGTACTTGGCTGTTTCCCACGCCCATTCGAAGTCTGGCTCCCATTCATCAAGGACGACTTCGTTTGTGTCGTTGTCGATTACGAGTACGTTCATGCCGTCGTTCATTCCGAAGGCTTTGTGTACTATCTCGATTTCTACACGGCAGTCGTCGTGGATGAGGTGTTCGTTTGGGTGTGCTTTCACTGCTTGTTTCCGTTTGTTAAAAACCATGATAAGTGTTTGTTAATCCAGTTGGCAGTCGCATCCAGTTGCACTTCCAACCACAATAAGAGTTCTGTCATCTGTAATAATTAATGGGAAGGTTTCTTCGTTAACTATGTTGTCGTTCTCGTCAGTCCAATTAGGGTTGTTACGTGGGTTGAATCGTACACGGTAATCACCGAAGTTTCCTTTCTGTTCCCACGGGTCTCCGAACGACAAGTCTTCACACTCCACCCAGGCACACACTGTCTTGCATGCACCGTCGTGGATTTTAGTTGATGTACCTAACTGCACACGCAACTTAGCATTGAACATGGCAAGTTGAACATCGTCAGGACTAATGTACTGTGTGCCTGTGTCGCTCTTGATTTGCCACTTCATAAAGTTTTCTCCTCTTGCGAGGTGGAATCGAATTTTATACATGCTTCTTGAATTTGTCTAAAGTAATTTTTTCTTGCTGTGCTGTGGATGTGTTGCGCCCAGTCATTGAAGTCCTTCGCGGGGGCTTCGTTCGCGCTTGATCGTATGCATATTGGTTTGCTCATTACGCTTCTTTCACGATTTCGAGTGCCCCCCAGAACAAACTGAACTTTGACATACGGGTTGAACTAGGTTTCACTTGCTTGGCTACTACGGTAGGAGCTGACGCTTTATTGGTGCTGACCTTGGACCGACTGCGAGGCTTGGGGTTTACGATACGGTCGACCGAGGACGGACTTACACCTACATGCTTGGCTATAAACCTGTGGGTTTCACCCTGCTTCTTGAGCTTTAATACCTTTGATTTCTGGGCTTCTGTGATTCTTCGTTGTTGATTTTTCATTTCAGTTGATTTAGTTTCTTGTTGTTCTGTTTCTTGTTGTTCTGTTTTTTCTAGTCCGAGTAAAGCTTCTCGGGTTGTACCTATAAGGTAGCAAACTTGATCGAGTGTAATTCCTTCTGTGCTGGCTATATGGTCTGCGGAGTTGCCCGCCATAAGCCGTCTGCGAACCTTTACACTTAGCTTTTCTTCTACTGGAGTGTATTTAAATTCTTTTTTCATTGTTATTTCATTTCATCGAATACGACCATGCTGTCCTCTTCGGACGGTGTGTTGCGCACAATAGTCTGTGCTTGTTCTCGTGTGAGTCCATCCATCAGGACTTTGGGTCGCTTGTTCCAGTCGCGGAAGATGCGGTATACTGCGTAGTTACTCATTGATGTTAGGGTTTTGCTCGATGAATTCATCGAAGATGATACGTGCCTTGCCTCGTGCATAGGCATCTTGTTGTGAGAGAGTACCAGTCCTCTGTGGTGTAGGTAGGTCACCGATGCTGAAGTTGTCAGTGACGTAGCCTGATGCGCCGTTCTGTATACAGAAAGCGATGTTGCGGATGTGTTCTTCTTTACGTTGTGGTGTCATGATTAAAAGTTTTTGTGCAGGTAGCCTGAGAGCATTAACTGCTGGTTTACGTTTGATGTTGGTGTCTTAAGGATTTTACGTACACCCTTGTCCTCTGATGCAATCACGGGATCGATGTTGTACTCCTCGCATATGAAGATGAAATCATTTACATTCATGATGTTAAGTCTTTTGATTTAGGGATTTTGAAATAGTAGATGCATAGGTCGTCAGCATCGAACATAGCGTCTCCGTTGTACCATAGGTCGCGGATAAACTCGTGGAGTGCATCGACGCTGAAGGTCTCATCAACAGATTCCATACGCTCACACAGGTCTTTGACTACACCCATGTCGCTTGGTAGATACTCACCATCGAATGGAGCTTCGCAGTCCATCTGATTCCAGATGAGGTACTCTCGTCGTGATTGCGAATCGAACATAGGTTCGTAAGGGATAATTTTTAGAATCTCTTGCTCGCACTCACGGTCTGTGTAGGTGATAATGTCCTGCGTCCCGTCTGTGGAGCTTTCAACTAGCTCGTGAGGGAGGGTCATGAGCGAGGCAAGTAGCTCGCCCTTGTGATGCTGGGCATCATCCATGGTCTTGAACCATCTGACTGTGGTGTCGGAGTAACCCTCGGCTAGTCCACATACACCGTGTAATAATGCATAGTATTTCATGTGTTAGAATTTTTGAATTGTTCGACAAAGATACGATGAGGAATCCATTTATCCAAATTTATTTTGCAACTGACTGAAAATCAATCCATTGAAACAGCAAGTCACTTGCTTGTTTCAACTCCTTTCGCAGTTCAGGTGAGTCGTTCTCCATGACCAAGGGGCACCACGAATCAAACTTTAGCTTCTGTGCTTGACGCTCTATCTGCTCGATCGTTCGCGAAGCCATGTAATCGAGTACTTCTTGCGGGATTTGCTTCCCTATGTGTTGTTCAAATTTCGTCATTATTCTGTTCTTTAAATCGTCCCATAAATTCTGAGTGCATAGCATTGATAGCATCTGCTACTTTCTGCTTGCCACCCTTAAGCCCGAAGTATGCTTTCACGTCTCCGATTTTCCATCCACGATGGGGCTTGAGTCCGTGGAGGTAGAGGTTTACGTCGCGCCGTGTAACCATGAGGTTGTACAGGCATCGGGGTACATCACGACCTTGAATCTTTATCGTTGGTCGGTCTTCGTCGTGTAGCTCCACCCAGAATGGAGCGGATGCATCTACATCCTGCATGAAGGCTTGGGCTTCTTTATCTGTCATCATTATAGTCGGGGTAAAAAGTGTTCGTCATTAGCCAAGATTCCTGCAATGTCATGCAGGAGATCGATGGCACGGATGTGTGTGTCAGTGTCGTTGGCTGTGTTTGCCACACGCTCTGCCCACTGATGGAAGATTTCGAATTGTTCGGGTGTCATTAGTTAGGGTCATTAAGGTTCATTGCGTTGTCGAAGTCACGCACGATTTCGATAGGTACGTGGTAGTAGTCACCTGTTACAGGGTCTCTCCATGTTTCGGTCTCACCTGCATAGGTTTCCTCGCAGTATTCGAGGCGGTCAATAATTGATTTGTCCATGTGTTAGAATTTTGAATTAGTAAAAAAGGGCGGAGTTTAGGTTTCTCTCCCATCGGTGCAAGCCTCATGATTCCATAGCTTACACCACAGGTAATGGTCTTCCTGGTGATTTGTAACACCGCCCATTGTAGCAAGCCGAGGATTCGAACCTCGCTGACGTCTCGCATTTGTACGCCTTGCACCCCCCGACGGGGACTCGCTATGTATGAGCCGTAAGCACGCCAAACAGCTTACGTTTGCAGTAGTTGATTTAGCCTAACTACGCTCATGATGAATGTGTTTATTCCAAGAAGTCATCGACCGCTCTTGAAACATCTAATCGTCGACTCACATCAAGCCCGCAAGCTTTACCCATCTTCTTGGCAAACCATTGGTGGAACTGCTTCTCTTCATCCCCGAAGCATCCATACGTCTGGTTACGTAGGGTGACTCGGTTGCCGTTTTCATCGTAGGCTACGAGGAACGCAACCGTACTGCACTCACCTGTCGATGAGTTGATTTGGTGACGGTATTCGATAGCCACGGGTATGTTATTCGTGGTGGTAGTCATCACTGAGTCGTTACGCTCAGGAGTCATGCCAGTGACGATGAGTTTATCCCAAGAGTTGAGGAAGTCGGTAAGTGTAGGTAATGCCATGTGTTAGAGATTTTGATTTTGTCGTTGTTGACACTGCAAAGATAAGGCAGAGTTTTCGATTTTCCAAATTTATTTTCTAAGTCGCTGATTGTAAGTCAGTTAGAACTCCATCGACTTGGTGAGAATAGCACCAATGTCCATCATCTAATGTGAGTACGTAGTTGTCGTGCATACTCACCTCGTCTACCTCCTGTCCATACTTCTCGCTTGGATGGTAGGTGCGCTCGATGGCTTCTACGCTTGCGGTCTTCTGCGGGTCGCGACCGAACCCGCCTCGGTATACCACCCGTGTACCTACACGGATGAGTCGTTCGTTTGTGAATTTTGTTTTCATTTTTATCTCCAGTTATTTTCATCTTTCCAAATCCATACTTCGTCAATCACGTGCCCTTTCTCACGCTCCATGTACGCTATGTGGTTGTTCATGTGTTCTTCATCGTTGAACTTGCGGGTATACCCCCACCCGCTGGGCTTGCCACGCATCACGTCTCCTTTGTATGCGCTCTGAAATTGTAGTGTTGCTTTAATCATTTTCCTTCAGGTATTCGTCTATGATTTGGTAGGCTGTTTTGTTGTCGTTCAGGTACTCGTCACGATGCCCTGACCAGTACGCGGCATTGCGTAGCGTTTCCACGCCGCTGTTGAACTTGGGCTTCGGGGTCAGGTCAAACCGTGTGCCCTTGAAGGCATCTTCGAGGATTCTTGTGTTGCCATTATCGGCTTTCAAGTATGCGTCGATCAGCGCCTGCTCGAAGCCGCCCGCTATTTTGCGCCGTTCGTACAGCGCGTCAATGTGTTGTTGTGTTTTCATTTTACAAAGATTTCTTTTTGGTTTTCAAGGTCGTAGATAGCCCGCTCCCCGCGCTTCTTAGCGAGTGCAAGTGCTTCCTGTTCGTCATCGAGGACGTTGCACAAATCGAAGACAATCTTGCTGTCTTCAACCCACGTACCTATGACCACTGCAGAATCGCGCTCCAGAGCCAACTCAGCTTGATGGAACAAGCGGTTATACGTGTGCTTGAAAGCCGATTCGTTGTCCATCTTGCAGGACTCTTCGGGTACGATTCCGCCCACTACATACCCACACTTAGGTACATAGAATTCGCCGTTGTCCATGATTCCGATTGAGGAACCTCCAGTCAGCATTGTGCTACCGTATGCGAAGCACATAGCTTCGTCGAAAGAAAAGTTTTTCATAGAAAAAAGATTTTAAAAGTTTAACCGTTTTCGTCTTCGTCAGAGCCATCCTCCTCAAGCGTAGTCATGGACGTTTGCTCGTCTCCGTTCGTAGAGGTGTCGTCTTGTATGTTTTGGCTCAGGCTCACAACAGTGATTGTAAGAGCGCAAAAGAGCATGAATGGTTTCATGTGTAGAAATTTTGATAGTTGACACTGACACCCCGAAGGGTGTTTCGCCTATGCAAGGCTCATCAGAGTGCCTGATTACTCGTCTGTATCCAACCAGTTTGGATAAGGAAATCCAGCTTTCGTGAGCTTGTATACACACGGAGTTCCACGCTTGGTGGTGTACACGGTGCGACCCTCGAACGTCTCGTCAGTTGGGGTAAAAACCCAAACAGCGTACTCGTTCCCAGTTCGCGGGGAGGTAGCTTTGACGAATTTAGAACCACCTTCGGTGGTGAAAACAGGA